CAAGCGCGGAGGTCTCTGCCATGAGCCATGCCGCCACCAACTGGGCCATCCAGCAGCGCGGGCTCAAGCCCACCACAAAGATCGTGCTGTGGCATCTCTGCGACCGGTTCAACCCGGATTACGGCTGCTTTCCCTCGCAGGAGAGACTGGCGCATGACTGCGAGATCAGCCGCTCGACGCTGAACGAGCATCTCGGTCGGTTGGAGGTGGCCGGCCTCCTGCGACGCGTGCCGCGCATTCATCCCGTCACGAAGCGGCAGATGCCCACGCGCTACATTCTGGGGTTCGAGCCGGGCATTGCACCAGATGATCCGACCCCGTGTCCGAAAACCGGACGCGGCGATCAGGACCCCGGAGATCCTTTCCCGGAGGCCGAGGGCGGTGCGGACGAAACGATCGGGGCGCCGGAGCCGTGTCCGGAAACAGGACACGGAATCGAGGCCGGAGCCGTGTCCGATTTTTCGGCTGACCCGTGTCCGGAAAACGCCCTGACCCGTGTCCGGAATCCGGACACTAACCCTGTAAGGGAACCTTTAAGGGAACCAGTAAAGGAGGAGGAGGGCGCGCCGGAGCGCGAGGCGATCCTCGATGAGTTTTTTGAAGACCTGCTGGGCGCGCTGGGCCTCGATCCAGGTGGCGCCTTGCCCGGCTGGTGGCAGGGCTGGCCCGCTCAGACGCATGTGCGCCGCTGGATCGACGATCTCGGGCTCTCGACGGATCGGATCATCGAGGTGGCCCTCCAGTCCCGGCACGACCACCCGGATCCGCCCGATGGGCCCAAGGCGCTGGACCGCGCCATGCAGCGCGCCGCCCAGCGCGATGGGCAGGCCGCCCAATCCGGTGGCAGCAGTCGAAACTCCAAACGGCGAGGCAAGCGCGATACCGGCCCGCGGCCCAGCGAGGACGAGCTGGCGGAGTTCTACGCCGATCTGGTGAACTCCGACCAGTTCCTTCCACCAAGCATGATCAGCAACGCCATGTGCGCCGCCATGCTGGCCCGCGGGCTGGTCACGCCAGAGCGCCTGCAGGCCAGGGGGGTGCAGTGAATGGCCTGGTGTCACGTCCCTGGCACGGACTGTCCCTCTGCGCAGGCGGCGGAGGCCTTGATCTGGGCCTCATGCTTTCCGAGCCCGGCTATCACACCCGATGCTTTGTCGAGTGGGAGGATTGGCCCCGAACTGTGCTCATCGCCGCCCAGCGCGCGGGCTACTTCGCCCCAGCCCCGATCTGGGACGATCTGCGCAGCTTCGACACCCGGCCCTTCCGCGGAGCCTTTGACGCCGTCCTCACCGGATATCCGTGCCAGCCGTTCAGCGCCGCGGGCAGACGCGGTGGGGCCGACGACCCCCGCCACCTCTGGCCCGACGTCGCCCGCGTCATCGCCGAGTGTCGCCCCGAATGGGTCTTCGTCGAGAATGTCGCAGGCCATGTCAGCCTCGGGCTTGAAACCGTCCTGCGAGAGTTTTGGGAATTGGGCTACACGCCTGCGGCGGGTCTGTTCAGCGCGGCAGAAGTCGGCGCGCCGCACCAGCGGCTGCGGATCTTCATCCTGGCCCACACCGATGAGCCTGCATCCCGGCACGGCAAGCTACAATCCGGCCGGGAACAGCGACTTTACCCGCAAGGCGGAAGCGCTGGCGCTGGGCATCACCAACTGGTCGACACCGAAAGCGACGGATGGCGCGAAGGGCGGGCCGAGCCAGAGCTATGGCTCGGGCGGAACGCCACCCCTACCGGCGCAGGCGGCGCAATGGCAAACGCCGGTGGCGGACGACCAGATGGACAGGCTGCGCGGCAAGATCAACAGCCGCGGCGAGCCGAAGCTGTCGGCGCAAGCGCTGCAATGGCCCACTCCGGCGGCGCAGAACTGGAAGGGCAGCAGCCCGGACAGCGTCACCCGTGCCGATGGCAAGTCCCGGATGGATATCCTGCATTACCGGGCGGAACAGGGATTCACCCACCCGGACCCGGCGACCATGCCGCATGGGCAGCGATCCTCGCCGCACGCCCCGATCTCGCGCCCGCTCTGGGCCTATCTGATTGCCTCGCATGGGCGGGTCGTCTCGCGGCGCATCCTGAAGGCCCGGGTACGGCGACGGCTCAATCCGATCTTCGTCGGATGGCTGATGGGCTGGCCCATCGGGCACGCGCTTTGCGCCTGCTCGGCAACGGCGTTCACCCGCTGGCAGCGGCACATGCGTGGCGCGCTCTTGCAGCTGCCCATGGCCTCCGGCCCGTGGATCTGGCGGCCGATGGACGGACCAGAGGGCCCAGCGCAGATGGATCTGTTTGAAGGAGTGCAGCCATGAGCGTGCAGGGAAGGATCAGCCGCGCAGGTGGCGGACGGGTGAAACGCGCGCTGGGCGTGCAGGCGGCGCTGGAATGGGCGTTTCGGGTGGAAAAGGCGCAGCTGGAGTTGCCTCCGCCCCAAGACGTGTCGGAGGAAAGCTCGGGCTTCGGACTAGAATACGTCCTGATGCAACGCGCAGCACTGGGCTGCAAGGTTGACGGTGGCCAGTACAAGATGGGCAGCTACACCCATGCGGATGCAGAAGTGATCGCCGCAACCGTCGCCGGGATGCCCGACAGCCTCGGCGGCAAGCGCATGGCGATCCGTGTGGCCGAACTGGCGCGCGCGGGGATGACCCCCGACTGGATGCCCGGTGCTGTGCCCCGCTGCGTTCCAGTCGAAATCAAGCGCAATCGGCACGGGGACCACGCTGTGACGGAAGTCGTGGGCACCGTGCGGGTGCAGGTGCGCGGCAAGTGGCGGACCGTCGAGGTCCGTGCCTGTCCGGTCAGATTCTCCCCGGACTCAAGGCAGATCGAAGCTGCGCGACGCGCATATGACGACTGGTGGCAAGCGCTGGGCTGGATCCGCGATGGGTTGATCGACGGGGGCATGTTGCGCGAGATCGAGCTGACGGGGGCAATGCCGAAGGTTAGGCCGTGGGAGTAGCTTTTCATACACATGTCGAGGAAGGTCTGTCGCATTTCAAACGCCATTTCAGCAATCCAATGCTGCGACAGGTTGAAAAATATTGTTTGCTTTCGATGACCTCGTGATTTCTGTATCACCCGGAAAAACGTAGGGAAAAGCGCGGCATGGCCATCAAGAAAAGCGACATCTACCGGTCCCTCTGGGAAAGCTGCGACCAGCTGCGCGGCGGCATGGATGCCTCGCTCTACAAGGATTACATCCTCACGCTGCTCTTCGTGAAATACGTCTCGGACCGCGCAGGCCAGCCTGACGCGCTCATCGAGGTGCCGGCCGGGGCATCTTTCGCGGACATGAAAGCCCTGCGCGGGACCAAGAATATCGGGGAGGGTATCGACACGATCATCGCCAGCATCGCCGAGGAAAACGACCTGAGCGGTGTGATCGATCGGGCCTTCTTCAACGACCCCGAGAAATTCGGGCGCGGCACTAAGATGATCAATACCCTGACCGCGCTGATCAACATATTCAGCCGGGAAGAACTGAACTTTTCCAGGAACCGTGCCGGTGGCGACGACATCTTGGGCGATGCCTTATTACTTGATGCGCAACTTCGCGACCGAGGCGGGCAAATCCAAGGGCCAGTTCTATACCCCGGCCGAGGTCTCCCGCGTCGTGGCGGCGGTGGCGGGGGTCAGCCGCGCGGCCAGCCCGAAACAGGCGGTTTATGATCCGACCTGCGGGTCCGGATCTCTGCTGCTCAAGGCCGCGGAATACGCCGATGTGCCCATATCGATCTTCGGGCAGGAGATGGATATCGCCACCCGCGGCCTCGCGCGGATGAACATGATCATGCACAACCGCGAAACCGCTGAGATTGCGCAGGGCGATGTGATCGCCGAGCCGCATTTCATGGCTGGCGACCAGACGCTCCAGACATTCGATTTCGTGGTGGCCAACCCGCCCTTCTCGGCCAAGGCTTGGGCCTCGGGCCTGACCGAGGATACGAAATGCGGGCGCTTCGATGATGGCGAGCCGCCCGCCAAGAATGGTGATTTCGCGTTCCTGCTGCACATACTCGCCTCGATGAAGGCCACAGGCTCCGGCGCGGTGATCCTGCCGCATGGCGTGTTGTTCCGCGGCAATGCTGAATCCCGCCTGCGCGAGAAGATCCTCAAGCGCGGCTACATAAAGGGCATTATCGGCCTGCCCCCGAACCTGTTCTATGGCACCGGCATTCCCGCCTCGATCATCGTGCTGGACAAGTCGGCAGCCTGCGAAAATCGACCCGTCTTCATGATCGATGCCTCCAAGGCCTTCATCAAGGACGGCAACAAGAACCGCCTGCGGGCACGCGACATCCACAAGATCACGGACGCCTTTACCAAGGCGCTCGAAATCCCCGGATATTCGCGGCTTGTCCCCTTTGCCGAGATCGCCCGCAACGACTTCAACCTGAACATCCCGCGCTACATCGACGGGTCCGACCCCGAAGATCTGCAGGACATCACGGCGCACCTGCATGGCGGCGTGCCGGAACGCGATATCGATGCGCTTGCTGATTTCTGGGATGTCATGCCCACCCTGCGCGCCACGCTTTTCGGGCCAAACCCGCGCAGCGGTTACGCCGACCCGCTGGTTGCTCCCGAGGAGGTACGCACCACCATCCGCAATCACCCCGATTTCGCGGCGTTCCGGGCGACCATCCAGACCATCCTCGACGGCTGGATCACTGCGAACACGCCTGCGTTGACCGGCATCGAGACAGGCGACCGCCCCAACCATCTGATCCACAGCATCGCCGAGGATATACTGGCTTGCTTCGCTGCCGCCCCGCTGATCGACAAATACGAGGCCTATCAGCGTCTGATGTCCTATTGGGTGGAAACCATGCAGGATGATGTGTTCATCATCGCGGGCGCAGGCTGGGGCGCGGCACGAGAGTTGCGCGAGGCGCGCAAGGAAACCGGCACGGACGGCAAGACCAAATGGCTGGAGGATGGTGATCTGACGGTGAACAAGGTGCGCCTTGTGGCCGATGTCATCCCGCCCGCATTGATCACCGCACGGTTCTTTCCGGATCTGCAAGAAGAGATCGACACCGCCAAGGCACGGGCCGAGGAACTGGGCCGCGAGATCGAGGAACTGAGCGAGGAGCACGGAGCCGAGGGCGGACTGCTGGAATTGGCCCTGACCGATGCCGGCAAACTGACCGCCGCATCGGTCAAGGCGCGCGACAAATCAGACGAGGCGGATGCCGAGGAACGCCCGCTGCTGAAACAGGCCGCCAAGCTGATCGCGGCCGAGGCGGCAGCGAAGAAAGCTGCGAAAGAGGCCGAGGCGCGACTGACCGAGGCGGTGCTGAAAAAATATCCCGAGCTGACCGAAGACGAGATCCGCGCGCTTGTGGTGCAGGACAAATGGCTGGCTGACATCGCGGCGGCCATCGGGGCCGAGGTCGAGGCGCGGACCGAGGGGCTGACCGCCCGCGTGCGGGTGCTGACCGAACGCTATGGCCAGACCCTACCGCAAATCATGGAGAATCTGGAGGCGCTGGAGGCGCGGGTGGCCGGGCATCTGGCGGCGATGGGGGTAGCGCATGAGTAAGAATATATTCCCACTTCGAAAGGTGAACGAAGTTTGTAAGGTCGTCCGCGGCGGATCCCCGCGCCCTGCTGGTGATCAGCGATTCTTCGGTGGCTCATATATACCTTGGCTGACTGTGGCGGCGCTCACCAACGTGAGCGACTCTAACTTAACAATAACCTCTGCGCTTGGTTTTCTCACTGAAGAAGGGTCCAAGCGGAGTCGGAGGTTAAGCACTGGCACAGTTATTATCTCGAACAGTGGAGCGACGCTGGGCGTCGCAAAGATCCTTGGTTTCGATTGCTGCGCGAACGACGGAATAGCTGCACTCGATGGCGTTTCTGGAGTTTCCCCAGAGTATTTTTGCTACTGGCTGAACACTCAAACGGAGGTACTCAGGACGAGAACTGCAACTGGGAATGGGCAGCCCAACCTCAACACAACGATGATCAGTAACCTTTCATTTCCCTGCCCCCCGGTTCACGAACAAAAGGCCATCGCCGCCGCGCTGTCGGATGCGGATGGGGTGGTGGCCGGGTTGGAGCGGGTGATCGCCAAGAAGCGCCTGATCAAGCAGGGCGCGATGCAAGACCTGCTCACCGCCCGCCGCCGCCTCCCGGGTTTCTCGAAGGAGTGGGAGGTGAAGACGTTGGGGGATGTTGCGCGAGTTACTACAGGCGGACGCAATAACCAAGATAAAGACCCTATGGGGGAATATCCGTTTTTTGTGCGGTCTGACACTGTAGAGAAAATTCGGAGCTATTCTTACGATTGCGAGGCGATCCTCGTCCCCGGTGAGGGCCGAATTGGTGAAATCTTCCATTACACAAATGGAAGGTTTGATGTTCACCAAAGAGTTTATTGCATCTCATCGTTCTCTGAAGAGATTAGCGGCCGGTTCATCTATTTCGTATTGCGCCAATTCTTTGGGGTGCACGCGATGATCAACACAGTAAAGGCGACAGTTGACTCGCTTCGGCGGCCAACTTTTACCGGTTTCGAATTTAAGTTCCCGCCTGCGCTGGACGAACAAACAGCCATCGCCGCTATCCTGTCTGACATGGATGCCGAAATCCAGACTCTCGAGTCTCGCCTCACCAAGGCGCGCGCCGTGAAGGAGGGGATGATGCAAAACCTTTTGACAGGGCGTGTCAGGCTGGTCTGACTGGGGCCATTCAGTTTCGAGGGGTATCCAGGGATGCAGATCGGCGATCCGGAACGGGCCACACAAGACCGCATGATCGCCCAGATATGCGGCGATACCGCAGACGGCACCGGTGGCCTTGGCTGGCGATATCTCGGTGATTGGCAGAAACGCGCGGGCAATTCGAATATCGAAACCAGTCTGCTGCGCCCTTGGTTGATCGATCGCAGTTACACGCCCGAGGTCGCAACCAAGGCCATCGCCGAACTGCAACGCGTCGCCCGCATAGATGGCGACAAGCTTTACGAGGCGAACCGCGCTACCTACGAGATGCTGCGCTATGGTGTCCAGGTCACGCCCGGCCCCGGCGAGGCACCTGTGACCGTGCGCTTTGTCGATTGGGACACCCCGGACGCCAATGATCTGGGCGTCGCCGAAGAGGTGGCGGTCAAATCCAAAAACCCCAAGGCCTATAACAAGCGTCCCGATCTGGTGCTGTATGTGAACGGGATCGCCATGGGGGTGGTGGAGCTGAAGAAATCCACCGTTGAGGTGGGGGAAGGTATCCGCCAGACGCTCGACAACCAGCGGTCGGAATTCATCCGGCATTTCTTCACGACCGCACAGATCACCTTCGCGGGGAATGAAATCCAGGGACTGCGCTATGCCGCGATCCAGACGCCGCAACCCTACTGGCTGGCCTGGAAGGAAGACAGCAGCATCACCGCGCCCCTGGAACGCGATGTGGCGCATATGCTGACCCCGGCGCGGTTTCTGGAGATCATCAACGATTTCACCCTCTACGACGCCGGCATCAAGAAGATTGCCCGCCACAACCAGTATTTCGCGGTAAAGGCGGCGCAGGACTCGGTCCGCGCGCGCAAGGGCGGGATCATCTGGCAAACCCAGGGTTCGGGAAAAAGCCTGATCATGGTGATGCTGGCCCGCTGGATCCGCGAGGATCGCCCCGATGCGCGGATCCTGGTGGTGACCGATCGCAAGGAGCTGGACGAGCAGATCGAGGCGGTTTTCGGCAACACGGGCGACAAGGTGCGCCGCGCAAGATCGGGTGCTGATCTGCTGGCCGCACTGGCCGACCCGAAGGAACGGGTGGTGTCGTCCCTGGTGCATAAGTTCGGCCGCCGCGAAGAGGACGAGATGGGGAGCATGGTCGCCGAGATCCAGCGCGGTCAGGTTGGTGCCCCCGTGGGTGAATTCTTCGTCTTCATCGACGAGGCGCACAGGACGCAATCGGGCAAGCTCGCCCGGGCCATGCGAATGATCCTGCCGGACGCGATTTTCATCGGTTTCACGGGAACGCCGCTGCTGAAGTCGGATAAACAAACCTCGCTCGAGACCTTCGGGCCATATATCGGCAAGCCCTATCGCTTCAACGAGGCGGTCGAGGACGAGGTGGTGCTCGATCTGCGCTACGAGGCGCGCGACATCGATCAGCGGATAGGCTCCCCCAAGAAGATCGACGAGTGGTTCGAGGCCAAGACCAAGGGGCTTACCCCGGTCGCGAAGGCGACCCTGAAACAACGCTGGGGCACCCTGCAGCGTGTCTTGTCATCGAAGGACCGGCTGGAACAGATCGCCAATGACATCATCATGGACATGGAGATGAAGCCGCGCCTGAAATCGGGTCGCGGCAACGCCATGCTGGTGGCGGGTTCGATCCCTGAGGCTTGCCGGTTCTTCGAGATATTCAGGAATTCCGGGTCAGAGCTTACCAAGAAATGTGCGATCGTCACGTCCTACACGCGCAACGCCTCGGAACTGACCGGCGAAGAGGCGGGGATGGGCGAGACGGACAAGCAGTACGTGTATCGCGTCTATGACCGCCTGATGACCGATCTCGGCACGGATGAAGAGGCGTATGAAGCAGACGCCCTGCGTAAGTTCCGCAAGGAACCTGCGCAGATGAAGCTCCTGATCGTCGTCAGCCGGTTGCTGACCGGGTTCGACGCGCCGACCGCGACGTATATCTACATCGACAAGCAGATGCGCGATCATGGGTTGTTCCAGGCCATATGCCGGGTGAACCGGCTGGACGGTGAGGACAAGGATTTCGGATACGTCGTCGACTACAAGGATTTGTTCAAGAACATCGAAGCGGCTGTGGACGACTACACCTCCGAGGCGTTCGATGCGTTCGATGCGGAGGACGTTGAGGGGCTGATCTCGAACCGAGCCGAAAAAGCCAGCAGCGACCTGACGACAGCACGAGATGCCTGGTTCGGGCTGCTCGATCCGGTAGAGCAGCCAAAGGGAGATGATCAGATCCTCGCGTATTTCTCCAGCCCGCATGGTTGGGACGCTGATCCCGATGCCGAGGAGAAGGCGCGGCGCCGCCAAGCGCTGTACAAGCTTGCCGGCGCCTATGCGCGAGCCTTTGCGGCTGTTGCGGAGGATCCGGCCGCCAGTGGCGTGAATGATTTGCAGCTGACGCAATATCGAGGTGAAGTCGAGCATGCCATGTCCTTGCGGGATGCAGTGCGGCTGCACAGTGGTGACGCGGTCGACATGAAGCAGTTCGAGCCGGCAATGCGGTATCTGATTGACAGCTACGTCAAGGCCGAGACGTCCGAGGTGATATCGCATCTGGATGACATCAGCCTGATCGATCTGGTGGCAAGCAAGGGTGCCGCTGCGGAAGATGCGCTGCCAAAGTCGCTCAAGAACAAGCGCGAAAACGTTGCCGAAGCCATCGAGAACAACGTCCGCCGGCTGATTATCGACGAAAGCCCCGTGAACCCGAAGTTCTATGAGCGCATGTCAGAATTGCTGACAGACCTTGTTCAAAAGCGCCGCGACGATGCAATCGCTTATGCAGAATACCTCGAGAAGATCGCCGATCTCGTCCGATCGGTGAAGGCGGGTCATGGTGGAGAGTATCCGTCATCGCTAGCGAGTTCAGGGAAGAAGGCGCTCTACGACAACCTGGATCAGGACGAGGAAAAAACTTTGTCCATAGATCAAGCAGTACGTGAAACCGCGCAGACCGGATGGCGCGGCAACAAAATGAAGGAACGGATGCTTAGACGGAAACTTGCCGAGTTCCTCGACAGCAATGAGACTATTGACCGCATATTGGAGATCATCAGGTCACACGATGAATACTGAACTGATTGAGGTTGCGGGCCTCTCGATTGAGTTGGTCCGAAAGCCTATCAAGAACCTGCATATCGGCGTTTACCCACCGGCAGGACGCATTAGGGTCGCGGTGCCTCCAGCGGTCAGCGAGGATGCCGTTCGAGTCGCCATCGTGACACGCCTTGGCTGGATCAGGCAAAAGCAACGCGAGTTCGCGGGACAGGCCCGGGAATCTCAGCGTAAATACATCTCCGGAGAAACTCATTACGTCTTTGGGAAAGCGCTTCGTTTGAAGGTCCGTTCCCAATCTGTACGCCGCGTTTCAATCGCTCTGGAGGGCACGGATAGATTACTGATGTTGGTCCCAGAGAAAGCGACTGCCGCCCAAAAAGAAGAATGGCTTTCCCGATGGTATCGCGGCCAACTTAAAGAACGGGCTGCTACTCGGATCGAGAAATGGGCAGTCCACTTGAGTGTGCCTGAACCGAGGTGGGGCGTGCGCCGCATGCGCACAAAATGGGGCAGCTGCAATCCGGACAAAGGGCTTGTCTGGCTGAACCTCGAACTTGCGAAAAAGCCGCTGACGGCTCTCGATTACGTCATTCTGCATGAAATGGCGCATTTTGTGTCGCGCAGGCACGACGATGTTTTTCTCGGCATTCTGGATCGCAACATGCCCGGATGGCGTCAGGTGAGGGGGGACCTGAACGCGTTGCCGCTCGCGGCATGATGCCTCGCGACACCTTCAGACGGTCGGCACCGCGGGCGGCCGTGGTACGACCGGCTCGGCATCAGTGAACAGGTTCGGAAACAGGCGTTCCCGGTAATCCAGCGGGAACGCAATCCGGACGGGCCCCTTCGGCGTGGTCGATTTCAGAAACCCGCCTTTTGTCAACTCGCTCAGATCCTGTCGCGCGGCGCGATCTGACACACCGGTGACAAAGCGCGCATCACCGCGTGCCATTTCGCCATGTGAGAGCACGTGAATGATCAACTGCGGAAGGCGATCTTTCCCTGGATAGAGATCTTCCATGAGCCGGGCGTATCGTGTCTGGAGCGCGCGTAGATCGAACATAGCCTCGGTGAATCGGATCTGATCCAGCATGACGGTCAAGAACCATGCCGAGAATGTCGTCAGGGCGGAAAGCGACAGGTTTCCGCGGCCGTCACGGTCTCCGCGACGCGGCTGATCGGCGCCATCCATCTGCTCTTTGTACTCGGCCGGATCCGCGAGCCCGCGTGCCAATCCACGGCTGATCGACCACAGCCCATGCCCGCCGATGCCCGCGGCTTGGCACATGGCGTGCGACATCAGCCGGCTCACACGGCCGTTCCCGTCAAGGAACGGGTGGATATAGTTCAGTCGGTGATGCGCCGCGGGAATGGAAAGAATTTTGCCTGTGGCACCACGCGTGAGGCCGCGGTAGCGCTGGGCAAAGTGCTCCATGAACGCCGGCAAGCGATGCGCAGATGGCGGCAAATGACGCCCCACCGCCACTTCTTCGTCCTCCCCGCGGAAGGCACCGGGAACGACCGGCTTTGCAACACCCTTATGTTCAGTGACACGCAATTCTGCGGGCATGGCGTCATAGAAACGCCGGTGCAGATCTTGGATGAAATGCACCGAGGTCGTCTCAGGTAGCGCGCCATGCGCGAATTGTTGGTCGATCCAGGCCTGTACGCGGACATGAGCGGCGGCCTCTTCCGCCAGGGGGCGGCTTTCCACTTCATCGAGATGACCTGCCAGCGCCGCCTCGATATCGCGCGGCCGCGTGTTGTGTCCCTCGATGAGGTTGGAGTAATACGCGTTCATGATACGGGTCATGCCCCGGAGTTCGGCGGCACTGTCAGGATGAAGGCGCCGTCCCAACGCTTCTGCGGCCGAGCGGATCTCCAGAATGAGGTCGGTCAGTGGCACGGGGATCGACTCTTCAATCCCGCAAGGCTCGATGCGTGCCGGTGTTTCGAGGGTCATTCTGCCGATCTTTCGATACAAGATAATTGCGTGTTTATTAGCATTTAGCCGACTGTTGCGCAAGCTTCTGCCGATCTGTCGCGCCGATCGTCTAAGCCGATCACTTGGCTTGCCGCATCCCCGTCAATCAACGTGCTACCCCCCTCCCAATGGTTCCTCCCGGGCGCGATCCGTATACGGGGGGGACGAGCGCGCCATTTCGCTAGCGACTGGATTCCTCACCGGGGAATCCACCCTGAAGCCACCTGCGGCAACGCCCGAAATTATTCTTCGTGATAACAGAAGTTTGCGCGGCATTTTTTCGTGGCCAAGGGTGGATTTTACTATTTCAGTCAAGAATCCACCTGAGCCAGTTTGAGGAGGCCACCTGCGCTGGAAGCCACCCCGTTTCAGCAGGTCTCAAGGGGCTGGACAGAACTTGTTGATTCCAGGTCAAAAAATGGTTTGACATTTCTAGCCCCCTTGACGTACCCCTTGATAATCGAGGAATAGCGTCCGGAGGGAACTCCTCGCGGGCGTTTTCTTTTTCCCCATAACGCGGATCCCGACTCTGCCGCCGGCCATCCCGGCGGCGCGCATGCGTTTGTCCGCCTTGCCCCAAATCAGAGACCCGCCCCATGGACCTTGTCTTCGCGCCAAGCGAGATCGAGACGTGGCCGATCGACCGGCTGCGCCCCTATGCCCGCAATGCCAAGATGCACGGCGACGACCAGGTGGCGAAGATCGCCTCCAGCATGGCAAAGTTCGGCTGGACAGTGCCCTGCATGGTGGCCGACGATGGCGAGCTGATCGCCGGGCATGGCCGGGTGCTGGCGGCAACCATGCTGGGGCTGAGCGAGGTGCCGGTGATCCGGCTTGGTCATCTCGACGAGGCGGAACGCCGGGCCTACCGGATCGCCGACAACAAGCTCACCGAGCTGGGCGAGTGGGACGAGGCTATGCTGCGCGACGAGATCGCGGGGTTGCTGGCAGAGGATTTCGACCTGACGCTGCTGGGCATCACCGACGAGGACCTCGATGCGCTGCTGCAGGACCCCGAGGCGCTGGGTGGGGATGGCCCGGTTGAGGGGGAAGACGATGTGCCGGAGGCTCCGGTCACGCCGGTATCTGTCGCGGGCGACCTTTGGCAACTCGGTGCGCACCGGCTGATCTGCGGCGACAGCACGTCCGCCGATGTGATCGGACAGCTGCTGGGCGATGTGAAACCTCAGCTGATGGTCACCGACCCGCCCTATGGCGTCGCGTATGATCCAGGCTGGCGCAACCAGGCGGGCGCGGCCAGCACCAAGCGCACGGGCAAGGTGCTGAACGACGACCGCGCCGACTGGCGCGAGGCCTGGGCGTTGTTTCCGGGCGATGTCGCCTATGTCTGGCATGGCGCGCTGCATGCCGGAGAGGTGGCCGACAGCCTGACCGCGTCGGGCTTCGCCATCCGGTCGCAGATCATCTGGGCGAAGGACCGGCTGGTGCTCAGCCGCGGCGATTACCACTGGCAGCACGAGCCCTGCTGGTATGCCGTGCGCGCAAAGGGAAAGGGGCATTGGGCGGGGGATCGCAAGCAGACGACGCTGTGGCAGATCGCCAGCCGCGATCAGGATGCCGAGACCGTGCACGGCACGCAGAAGCCAGTGGAGTGCATGCGCCGCCCGATCCTGAACAACTCGGCCCCCGGTCAGGCGGTCTATGAGCCCTTCATGGGATCCGGGACCACGCTGATCGCAGTGGAAACCACCGGGCGCGTCTGCTACGGTGTCGAGCTGAACCCGGCCTATGTCGATGTCGCCATCGAGCGTTGGCAAGCCTTCACCGGCGAGGACGCGGTCCTGACGGAGACCGGCGAGAGTTTCGTGGCGCTGAAGGCGAAGAGGCTTGCCGCATGACTGTGCCCCTTCTGCCGGGCCAGATCGCGCAGTGGCCGTTGGCCAGTCTCAAACCCTATGCGCGCAATGCCAAGACCCACGACGCCGACCAGGTGGCGCGGATCGCCGCAAGCATGGCCGAGTTCGGCTGGACGGTACCCTGCCTTGTGGCTGCGGACGGCGAGTTGATCGCAGGCCATGGCCGCGTCCTGGCCGCCGCACAGCTGGGGCTGACTGAGGCGCCGGTCATCGTGCTGGACCATCTGACCGAGGCGCAGCGTCGGGCCTACCGGATCGCCGACAACAAACTCACCGAGCTCGGCGGCTGGGACGAGGCGCTGCTGCTGGAAGAACTGCGCGGGTTGCTGGCCGAGGACTTCGATCTCGGGCTGATCGGCATTCCCGAGGACGAGCTGGACGCCCTGCTGCATGATGCCGATGTCGACGACCGCGCGCCCATCGACGATGACACCGCGGACACGATCCCCGAGCCCCCGGCCGAGCCGATCACGCGCCCGGGCCACATCTGGGCGTTGGGCGACCACCGGCTGATCTGCGGCGATGCCACCGATCCGGCGGTGGTGGCGCGGCTGATGCAGAATGAGGCGGCCACACTGGTGTTCACCTCCCCGCCCTACGCGCAGCAGCGCGACTATGGCGCAGCAAAGGAGAATCTCGGCGATTGGGATGCGCTGATGCAGGGTGTCTTTGCCGCAGTTCCTGTCACGGGTTCCGCTCAGCTTCTGGTTAATCTCGGCCTGGTCCACCGCGATGGCGAGTGGATCCCGTACTGGGAGGGCTGGGTCGCCTGGATGCGCACGCAAGGGTGGAGACGGTTCGGCTGGTATGTGTGGGATCAGGGGCCGGGCCTACCCGGCGACTGGAATGGGCGGCTCGCGCCCTCGCACGAGTTCATCTTCCACTTCAACCGCGCGCCGCGCAAACCGCACAAGACCGTGCCCTCCAAGCACGCGGGCGAAACCCTCGGCGGCGGTGGGCTGCGCACGACGGAAGGCCAGGTCAGGCCCAAGACCGGCACCGGCAACGCGATCCAGAGCCACCGCATTCCCGACAGCGTCTTCCGCGTCATGCGCCACAAGGGCGGGCTGGGGGCCGCCGGAAAACACCCCGCGGTGTTCCCGGTGGCGCTGGTCGAGGCGGTGCTCACGGCCTTCACCGATCCCGGCGATCTGGTCTGCGAGCCGTTCTGCGGCTCGGGCAGCCAGCTGGTCGCGGCAGAGCGCGCCGGGCGACGCTGCTACGCGGTCGAGCTGGATCCGGCCTATTGCGATGTGGCCGTGCGGCGCTGGGAATTGGCGACCGGGCGAACAGCCAGTCAGATCCTCGAACAAGAGGAGGCAGTGAAACCTGCGCGCCGCAAGAGGACGCGCGCATGACGCAGTCGCGCCGCATGTCGCTCATCGAGGCAATAACCAACGTTGCGGTGGGTTATGCGTTGGCGGTCGCCTCGCAGATCGTGGTGTTCCCATGGTTCGGTGTGCAGGCGAGCCTCGGCGAGAACCTGGCGCTGGGCGGGGTCTTCACCGGCATATCGCTCCTTCGCAGTTACGCGCTGCGCAGGCTGTTCGAAGCCGCGCAAGGACGATAGCGTGCGTCGGCAGTGCGGACAAAGCGGGCATTGGTCAGAGGCCCGGCGGCCTGATGATCGCAAACGCCCTCACGTTACCTAATGAACTTGCAATCCTAACCTGTGTTAGTGGGACGCCACATTTTAAGCGGTATGAACCGCCTGTTTGCTGCGGTCGGAGGAGGGCTGCGGCGGGCACGACAGACGGAGCTCGTGCGCTTTTTACGAGAACCATTCAGTTGCGTCCAGGATTTGTAATTTTGCGATGTTTTCAAAAGTCATGTTCATGAGTTCCGTCGGTTGCCCCCCAAGGCAAGCTATTCGATGTCCTTGAATGGGAAGGGAATGAAATGAACATTATTCAGTTGAATAGGCAGCTGATCGAGGTCGAGCGTCTGATTGCTTCGGATGGCTATGAAGCGAAAACGCAAGGCATGGTTCTATTGCGCGATCTGATCGCCACCTCGACGCCGAGGCCCGTCCCCACGCTCCGATTGGTTGATGACGATAATCGTTTCAACAACAAGCCTGTGTGAACGCGGTCGATAGGAACCACGATTCACGAGACGACCGCTCGGCACCTTGCCGCTCCGGCCCGTTTGCGGCATAACGCCTCCTCAGTCTCATCTTGAAAAAAAGATCGATCAGGGCTCCAAGCCGTCACCTGACCCTTTTGGTCGGACTTGGCGGATCCCCAATCAGCCTGACCGGCGGCAGCGTGGGATCGTGTCACGCGATTCGATGCACCGTTCCTCGTCCTTGTTCCTTCGCTGAAGTGATCGCGAGACCGAGCTTCTTCTTGAGCCCGCCCGAGATCATGCCTCTCGCTGAATGCGGCGCCCATCCCGTCACCTCGACGATCTCACCAATGGACGCCCCCTCGGGCCGCTGAAGCAGCGTGATGATCTGGGCCTGTTTCGTGCCTGCCCGGACGGCGACGGGTTTTGGGGCATCGGTCGATTGGGGCGTCGGCGCGGGATCCGGCCTGGCCTTGCGCGGATTGGTCACCGTGTTGGCCGCGACCGGCTCGATCCCGATCGCTTCGAGCCCGGCCTCGGTGGCGACGAGCGTGGTGCCATGACCATCGCCGGTCTCGCGCCAGAGCGGATCACCGCGGCGCAGGTCGGCCTCGACCTCTTGGAGCCAGCCGCGCGCGATCATCGCGGCGACAGACTTCTTCGCGGCGGCCCCGTGCAGCCCGTCGGGCAGTGGCATGGCCAGATTGCCGGGACGGGTGGCCGCGCGGCTGAGGACGATGGACTGGGTATCGGTGAGTTTTGGCATGGGAGCCTCTTGTGCTGACGGGGCGGCGCGGTATTGCGCGGCCTCCTACCGGGTGAAGCCCGCCAGTCGGCGGGCCATCCGGGGTCAAAACCGGACGGGTTACTTTTCGTATTCACCCTCGCCGAAAGCGCTGTCTGTGATGCGCTTGAGCAAGCCGTTGTAGTGATCCAGCGTGCCGACCATCGCCCAGCCCACCTCGTCGGGATGGCAGTTGAAGTGGTCGTCGCTGAGTGCCTGCAGGCGCGCGAGCCTCTCGTCGATCTCTGCTTTCTTGCCGATGAAGGCGTTCAAAGCGTTCGACCGGTTCCTCGAACCGGTGGCGGAACCGGTCTCACCCTTGTTCCTTCGTGCCTTCTCGGCGCGCAGCTGGTGGCGGGGCGTGGTTTGCGGGTTCAGGCGGGTCATGGTCTGGCTCCGTTGGGTGGGTTGCATCGCTTCCGTAGCATCATGATCGCTCTGGCGGACCGGAAAGTGTAGGCAAATCAGCATCATAAGATTGCGTTCTGCCCCGGTTCTGATCAGATCAGCCCCATGCCCGCCAGCACGGTGCTGGCGGCGGCAAGCTGACTGGTGGGCAGTTCGATCTTGAGATGCGAGATCACGTCCGACGCCTCGGCATCGATCCCGGCCTCGCGCAGCGCGGCCTCGATGGTGTCGGCGACGGCGTCGGGGTTCTTGCGACTCAAAGGGTCGGGCAGCGTGTCGTGATCGATGCGGATGGTGGTGATGGCGGTCATGCGGTGTCTCCGTGCTGCTGTTCCATCATGGCCACGATGGCGCAGGCCATCCCGCCGAGGTATTCGCTGCGGCGAAAGACGATCTCGTCTATGTCGTTTGCCGTGGTGATCGCGGGATCGACCGCGAGGTCCTCTGCCATATGCGGCAGCAAGCGGGCGGCCTCGGTGTTGTAGCGTTGGGCGATGGTCATGGGCGTGTCTCCGATCAGGCTGTGTTGTCCTGATCCGAGAATCGCTCCGATCCGGAGCGTAATCAACTGAATTAGACGATCTTAACCGTTTATATTCAACGGACTAAGGGGGCGCATTGGGTCATGGAAGGTCTCTCTGAGCGTGCCTATGCCGCGCATTCCAGGCTCTCGCGCGGGGCCGTGCAGAAAGCGCGCAAGACGGGGCGGCTGGTGCTGTATCCGGACGGCTCGATCAACGCGGCCGCCTCGGATGCGCGGCGAGCAGAGATGACGGATCCGGATCAGCAGCACAGGTCCGCGGGTGGTGTCGGGAATGGCGACACGGCTGGCGCGGTTTCCGGTCCCGGCGACAGCGCCTCGTATCTGAAGGCCCGCACAGCGCTGACGGTCTACCAGGCGCAGGAGCGTCAGCTATCGATCCAGCGCAAGAAGGGCGTTCTGGTGGATCGCGCGCGGGCCGAGACGCTGGTCTTCCGCCTCGCGCGGCAGGAGCGCGATGTCTGGGTGACCTGGCCCACGCGCGTGGCCGCCTTGATGGCCGCGCAACTGGCCGCAGAGATGGAAGCCGCATCAGGGGAGGCCGTGACGATCGAGACGGCGATCCTGCAAAGGGTGCTGGAAGCGCATGTCCGAGAGCAGCTCACCGCCCTCGCAGACCTCCGGGTCTCGCTTGAATGACGGACATCATGACGAGGGATTGAACGGCGACGACCTGACCGCGGACCTTGATCTCGGCTTTGAGGGCGCCGAGGTCATCCTGCGCGCCTGGCGGCGCGGCCTAGGTCCCGATCCGGATCTGACCGTGTCGGGCTGGGCGGATGCGCATCGCTGGCTGTCGTCGCGCGCCTCGGCCGAACCCGGGCGGTACCGCACCGTGCGCACGCCCTACCTGCGCGCCATCATGGATGCGCTGTCACCCGGCCACTCCGCACAGCGGATCTCGTTCATGAAAGCCGCGCAGGTGGGCGCGACCGAGGCCGGCAACAACTGGATCGGGTTCGTGATCCACCACGCGCCGGGGCCGATGCTGGCGGTGTTGCCCACGGTGGAAATGGCCAAGCGCAGCTCGCGCGGGCGGATCGATCCGCTGATCGAGGACAGCGCGGCGCTGAAGGAGCGCGTCAGGCCCGCGCGCTCGCGGGACGCGGGCAATTCGATGCTGTCCAAGGAGTTCCCCGGCGGCATCCTCGTGCTCACCGGGGCCAACTCGGCCACCGGCCTGCGCTCGATGCCGGCGCGTTACGTGTTTCTCGACGAGGTCGATGCCTATCCGGCCTCGGCCGACGAGGAGGGTGACCCGGTCACGCTGGCCGAAGCCCGCACCACCACCTTCGCGCATCGGCGCAAGGTGTTCATGGTCTCGACGCCGACCATCCGCGGGCTGAGCCGCATCGAGCGCGAGTTCGAGGCCAGCGACCAGCGGCGGTATTTCGTGCCGTGCCCGCATTGCAAGGCGATGCAGTGGCTGCAGTTCGAGCGGCTGCGCTGGGACAAGGACCAGCCGGAGACCGCAGCCTACCATTGCGAGGGCTGCGCGCGCCCCATCGCCGAGCATCACAAGACGGCGATGCTGGAACGGGGCGAGTGGCGGGCAACAGCGACGGCGACGGACCCGACGGCCATCGGGTTCCACCTCTCGGCGCTCTACTCACCGATCGGCTGGAAAAGCTGGGCGCAGATCGCGCGCGACTGGCTGGCAGCACAAGGCTCGGACGAGATGCTGCGCGCGGCGCGCAACACGCTGCTGGGCGAGACATGGGTCGAGAGCGGCGAGGCGCCGGACTGGCAGCGGCTCGCGGACCGGCGCGAGACCTATCCGGCACAGATCCCGGAACAGGGTCTGTTCCTGACCGCCGGCGCGGATGTGCAGAAGGATCGCATCGAGGTCGATGTCTGGGCCTGGGGTCGAGGTCTGGAAAGCTGGCTCGTGGATCACATCGTGATCCCGGGTGGGCCTGACGATCCCGCCTGCTGGGAGACGCTGACGGCACTGCTGGGCCGTACATGGACGCACGAGAAGGGCGCGGTCATGACATTGGCGAAACTCGCCATCGATACCGGCTACGAGTCCGCCGCCGTCCATGCCTGGGCGCGTCAGCAGGGCACGGCGCAGGTGGCGCCGGTCAAGGGGCTGGAAGGCTTCAACCGGGCGACGCCGGTCTCGGGGCCGACCTTCGTCGATGCCACGGTAAACGGCCGCAAGCTGAAACGCGGCGCGCGGCTCTGGAGCGTGGCCACCGCCACCTTCAAGGCCGAGACCTATCGCTATCTGCGGCTGGAGCGCGCGACAGAGGAAGAGGCACCCAACCCGGCCGGCACGATCCACCTGCCTGACTGGGCCGACAGCGAATGGCTGAAACAGCTGGTCGCCGAGCAGCTGGTCACGATCCGCAACAAGCGCGGCTACGCCCGGCAGGAATGGCAGAAGATGCGCGAGCGCAACGAGGCGCTCGATATCCGCATCTATGCAAGGGCTGCGGCGTGGATCCTCGGCGCGGACCGGTTCGACGCGCGGATGTGGCAGAGCCTCGAGAAACAGGCCGGGGTGGAGACCGCCACCCCCGAGCCGGACGCGGCACCCGAGACACCCACCGAGCCGCAAGCGGGGCGCGTGACCACACCCCGGCGACGCGGCTGGCGGGTGAGCACGCCCAAGTACATGGAATGAGCATGACCCTCGACGATCTCAAACGCCACCACGGCGCGCTGCTGACCGCGCGCTACAGCGGCACGCGCAGCGTCAGCTATGACGGCAAGACCGTGACCTATGGCTCGGACGCGGAACTGGCGGCCGCGATCGCGGATATCGAGCGGCGGATCGCGGCGCTGGACCGCACCGGCCGTCGCATCCTCCGCCCCCATGCCGCGAAGGATCTGTGATGAGTGCGATTAACTGGCGGCAACGCCTCGGCGCCTTCATCGGCGGGTTCGACGCGGGCCAGCACCACCGCCGTCTGCGCGGGTTCCGCGCCACCCGCGCGCATGTCAACGCGCTGATTGCGGCAAGTGGTCCCGATATCACGGCGCGCGCCCGGTGGCTGGTGCGCAATAACGGCTATGCGGTGAATGCCGTCGAAAGCTGGGCGGCCAATACCGCGGGAGACGGGATCAAGCCGATCTCGAAGATCGCGGATCCAGCCCGCAAGGAAGAGCTGCAGCGGCTGTGGCTGGCCTGGACCGACGAGGCCGATGCCGAGGGGCTGACCGACTTCTACGGGCTGCAGCGCCGGGCGGCACGCGAGGTGTTCATCGCCGGTGAGGTGTTTTTCCGCATCCGGCCGCGGCGGGCGGGCGACGGGTTGAGCGTGCCGCTGCAGCTGCAGATGCTGCCCGCGGAAATGCTGCCGCTGGAACAGAGCGGCACCGCTGCGAACGGGAACGCAATCCGTCAGGGCATCGAGTTCGACCGGATCGGGCGTCGCGTCGCCTATCACTTCCTGCGCCGTCACCCGGGCGATAGCACGGAGCCGGGCCTTGCCGGCGAGATCACGCGAGTGCCGGCCTCCGAGGTGATCCATGTGATCGACCCGGTCGAGGGCGGTCAGCTGCGAGGCGTCTCGAAACTGGCGCCGGCCATCGTGAAGCTGTTCCTCCTCGACCAGTATGACGATGCCGAGCTCGACCGGAAGAAGGTCGCGGCGATGTATGCGATGTTCGTCACGTCGCCGGCGCCGGAAAACCCGCTGGCCCCGCCCGGCGACGAGGACGACCCGGGCGGCGTCGAGATCAGCCCCGGACAGGTGGTGCGGCTCGATCCGGGCGAGGATGTCACCGTCGGCCAGCCCGCCGATAGCGGCGCGACCTACGAGCCGTTCCAGTACCGCACGCTGCTGCAGATCTCGGCGGCGCTGGGCATCCCTTATCCGTATCTGGCCAATGACATGGTGAAGGGAAACTTCTCGAACTCGCGCCTGGCCCTGATCGAGTTCCGCCGTCGCGTCTCGGCCTGGCAGCATTCGGTGATGGTGTATCAGCTTTGCCGCCCGGTCTATGCGCGCTGGATGGATGCGGCCGTGCTGTCGGGGGCGCTGGCCCTGCCACGATACGAGACCAACCGATCCCGCCTGCTCACTGCCGACTGGCTGCCGACCAAATGGGACTGGGTCGATCCCCTGAAGGACGCCAATGCCGAGATCGCCCAGATCGAGGCGGGGCTCAAATCCCGCACGCAGGCCATCGCCGAGCGCGGCTTTGACGCCGAGCAGGTCGACCGCGAGATCGCCGCCGAACACGCCCGCGAGCGCGCACTGGGCCTCGATTTCCGCCGTCCGGGATCGCCCGCACAGGGCGCGGAGGGCGCAGCGGACGTGCCGGTTGACGGGGATGATCGAGACGGGACCCCGTCTGACGACGCCGACGACGATGACCACACCGCGGAGACCCGCCCGCGCCCAGACGAGGACCAGCCCTGATGCTTCACGCCCGCATTGCCGCGCGCGCGTTCAACACGCCGCTGCTGGTCGAGCCCGCCAAGGCCATGGCGTTCCTGTCGGGGCTTGGGCCTCGGATCCTCGGGCGGCAGGTGGAGATTGCGAATGAGGACGCGTTGGCGGGTGCGGCGCCGCTACCCGCCCGTGCCAGCATTCTGGCTGGTGGCCTTGCTGAAAGCCTGCGCCAGTACGGTGACGCGCCCTATCCGGTGGTCGACGGCATCGCGGTGATCGAGATCTCCGGCGTGTTGATCCACCGCGGTGGCTGGATCGGGGAGTCTTCGGGCCAGACCAGCTATGAGGGGATCGCCGCGCAGATCGAGGCGGCCGCCGGCGATCCTGCCGTCCGGGGCGTGGCTCTGGAGATCGACAGCTTCGGCGGCGAGGTCGCCGGCGTCTTCGATCTCGCCGACCGCATCCGCGCGTTGCGGCGCGCCAAGCCGGTCTGGGCCTTTGTGGCCGAACACGCCTTCTCGGCTAGCTACGCGCTGGCCTCCCAGGCAAACCGCATCCTGCTGCCGCGCACCGGCGCGGTCGGCAGCATCGGAGTTGTCGTCATGCATGCCGATCTGAGCGGACAGCTCGACCGGGACGGCGTGCGTGTGACGTTGATCCATGCGGGATCCCACAAGGTCGACGGCAATCCCTACGCGCCACTGCCCGACGCGGTCCGCGACGATATTCAGCGCGAGATCGACGTGCTGCGGTTTCTCTTCGCCGAGACCGTCGCCGCGGGTCGCGCCGGGGCCCTGAGCCAGGACGCCGCGCTGGCGACCGAGGCCGCGATCTATCGCGGGACCGATGCTGTCGCGGCGGGGCTGGCCGACGAGGTCACCGATCTCGCGCGCGGCTTTGCCAGTTTCCGCGCGCATGTCGCCCCCGCGAACACGCTGCCGCGTCCGCGCGTGCAATTGGCTCAACCATCCCGATCCAGGACCCAAACCACCACACGAAAGGAGACCGCCATGGCCCAAGAGACCGACAATGACGACACCGCGCAGGAGATCACCACGGATGCGCAGGACCCGAAGGATACCGCTTCGAATGTCCCGGCCGATGGCTCGGTCAACGCCGAACATGATGACGCGCCGACCGCAGGGATGACCGCAGCGCCTGCCTCGGAGAGCCCGGCACCGCCCGCCGCACCAGTTGCCCCTGAAGCATCAACCACCACCACGCCGGCAGCAACTCTCCCCGGCAACCTGGCCGAGCTCTCGGCGCAGCTGCGCCAGGAGGCGGCGGAGATCACCGAGATCGCCGCTCAGGCGGGCCGCCTCGGGATCGCCATCGACGCCGCTAAAGCCCTGCGTGAAGGGACAACCCCCGAGGCCCTGCGCAGCCTCGTGCTCCAACGCGCCAGCGCCGCTGCAGATGCCCGCGATATCGTGGCGGCACCGCCCTCACCGGTCCTGCCACAGGCGACGGAAAGCCCGCTCATCGCGGCGGCAAAGCGGGACGCAGCCGCGGGCAAACGCACCTGACGCCCAAGCTGCGCCTGGACCTACCTCCCGACAAACCAATGCCCGACCGATCCCCCGCCGCACTCCCGGCGGGGGATGTCTTTTGTCCCCCTGATACAGGATCGCCACCATGCCCGTTCTGACCCAACCGCCCACGATGGGCGATGTCCTCAAATACGAGGTCAACCCGAACTACACCCGTGAAACCGTCCCGCTGCTGGAAGGCACCGCCTATCCGGTCGGGTCCGTGCTGGGCCGCATCACCGCCAGCGGCAAGTACAAGCTCGCCACCTCCGGCGGCACGGATGGCGCACAGACCGCCGGGGCCGTGCTGCTCCATGCGGTCGATGCCACGCCCGGCGATGCCGTCGGCGTCGTGCTCATGCGCGGCCCCGCGATCGTGTCGCGCGCGGCGCTGGCCTATGACGGCACCGTCGATGACGCGACCAAGATCACCACCAAGATCAGCCAGCTGGCAGCCCTCGGGATCATCGTGCGCGACACCGCCTGATCGGGCCGCGAGCGCCGCCTCGTGCTGAGCACCGCCTCACGCTTCTGCCCTGTTTCCCGCCCCTCTTTCCCCGGAGATCTCCATGACCCTTACCCGCAACCCGTTCGACGCGGGCGGCTATTCGCTCGCCGAGATGACGCAGGCCATCAACATCCTGCCCAATCTCTACACCCGCCTTGGCCAGATCGGCCTGTTTCGCTTCGAAGGCGTCACGCAACGCTCCATCGTCATCGAGCAGCGCGAGGGCGTCCTCAGCCTGCTGCCCTCGGTCCCGCTCGGCGCACCCGCCACCGTCGGCAACCGCGAGCAGCGCTCCATGCGGAGCTTTGCACTCCCGTGGATCCCGCATGACGATGTGATCCTGCCCTCGGATATTCAGGGCATGCCGGCGCTTGGCGTCTCGGACACAGCCGATCCGCTGGTCGAGGTGATGAACCGCAAGCTCACGCTGATGCGCCGCAAGCATGCCCAGACCCGCGAATACATGGAGATGAACGCGCTGCGCGGCATCGTGAAGGACGGTGCGGGCAGCACGCTCTACGACTACTTCACCGAGTTCGGACTCACCCAGATCTCTGTCGACTTCGTCTTTGGCACGGCCGGCACTAATATCCAGGGCAAGGTCCGCAGCACCCTGCGCGCCATCGAGGACAACCTGCTGGGCGAGACCATGACCACCGCGCATGCGCTGGTCAGCTCGGAGTTCTTCGACAAGCTGATCAGCCACCCCAAGACCGAGGACGCCTACAAGTTCTACTCGGCCACCGGCGGCCAGCCCTTGCGCGAGGACATGCGCCGCGCCTTTCCCTTCGCGGGCATCCTCTTCGAGGAATATAACGGCTCGGTCACGCTGTCGAACGGCACATCGGAGCGCCTGATCCCCGCGGGCGAGGGCATCGCCTTTCCACTGGGGACATTCGAGACCTTCACCACTTATGGCGGACCCGCGAACCTGCTGGAGACCGCCAATACCGTGGGTCTGCCGCTCTATGCCCGGCAGATGATCGATGCCAAGGGCCGCTGGATCGACCTGATGACGGAAGGATCGATACTGCCGGTCAACAAGCGCCCGCGGCTGGCGATCCGCCTGCACAGCTCGAACTGACCGTTCAGCATGTCAATCTTCGCCATTGCCATGGACACGCTCTTCGGTGATCCCAACATCGCCCGCGATGCGGTCTATATCTCGGATGTGGGTGCGCCCCGGCTCGTCCGCGTGGTCACCCGTCGCGCGGACGACATCACCGGCTTCGGCGACGCGCGCATCTGGTCGGAGACCACGCGGATCGATCTGCGCGTGGCGGAAGTGCCCGCCCCGCGTCCCGGCGACCGGGTCGAGATCGAAGACGAGGCGTTTCTCATTCAGGGCGAGCCGGTGCGCGACCGCGAGCGGCTCGTCTGGACCGTGGACCTGAGGCCAGCGTGATCCCCATGAAGCTCAAACTCGACATCACCCCCGACCTTGCCGCCATGATGGCCGCCGAGATCAAGGCGGGCGAGAAGGCTGTCACGGCGGCGACGCGCGAGGCCGGGACCAGCCTCAAGACCGCCTGGCGCAGCCAGATCACCGGCGCGGGGCTGGGCATGCGGCTGGCCCGCACGATCCGAAGCGAGCAGTATCCGAAAGGCAATCCCAGCCTGAACGCCGCAGCCCTCGTCTGGTCGAAAGCGCCCAATATCGTCAGCGCCCACGACACCGGGCCGCTGATCCGCTCGCGCAAAGGCTTCTGGCTGACGATCCCGACGGCAGCCGCCGGCAAGTCGCGCCGCGGCGGCCGGATCAGCCCGGTCGAATGGGAACGCCGCACGGGTCTGAGCCTGCGCTTTGTCTATCGCCGGTCCGGCCCAAGCCTGCTTGTCGCCGAGGGACGGCTGAACAAGGGGGGCCGTGCAGTTGCCTCGCGCTCGAAGACCGGGCGGGGCCTGACCACCGTGCCGATCTTCCTGCTGGTGCCGCAGGTGAAGCTGCCGAAACGGCTGGATCTCGATCGGGATACAGAGCGGGCACATGACAGCATGCCGGGGTTGATTGTGGCGAACTGGGTGGACGGGCGGCGATGATTGCTGACGGCGATGCGGAGAGATATCAGCACATGACCCGGTCGCCCGAGTCATCGGTGAGCCCTATCGGCGTCCCAGCTTGCCAAATTCGCTGTCCAGCAAGGCGCGAAGTTTTTTCGACGCGCCCCGCAGGGCTGCGTCCACATTGGCGTCATTGTGGGTGACGGTCTGCGGCTGCATCCCTTCGGGACGCGCTTCGACGGTGCAGTGAATGTCGTCGGCCCCGCCCTTGGCACCATTCACATCGGACAGATGCACCTCGATCCGTGACAGACGGTCGGTCAAATGCCCGAGTGCGGATGTGACAACCGTTTCGGCCACTTCGGCCAGGCGTTTGTCGCCTTCAATGTTGGCATCGGTATTCAGTTGAAACTGCATGTCGGTTCTCCTGTGTGAGTGCGTTCACCCTCGGTGACTGGGTCGAGGCCGAAGGGTCGCCCCCGGTTGATCTCCCAGTCGAGGGCGCGAACAGTCTGAAAGCAGGTGTCATCGCGATGGCGGTGCATTGTAGTCTAACCGGCTTATTGTTCTTAGCTGAAAGGATTTCTCAACAGGTCCCATAATGGTTCTTCGAGAAGGAGCAGTATTCGGTTGCCTTGCCGCTTTCGATCATCGCTGCGGTGATGTCGCGTCCGTCTGGCAGGAAACACTGACCGACGATGCGCCCGTAGCGGTCGATGTCGCGCTGGCGGCACGTAAGTTCGTGGTCTGAGGTCAGCCGCGCAAGCTCGGCTGTGGCGGCAGCGCCTCCGGGCGCGGCGGTCTCCGGAGCGTCGAGCCCCAGATCCGGATCCGTACATCCTGACCACTGATCCAGAAGGTGTCGCCATCGACGATGCGAGTGACATGGCCGTTGAACCGGTTCGCGTCGGAGATCTCGGCAGGGTCGTTGTTGGCAACGTCGGCGCCGCTGAAGTCCGAGAGCATACTCTCAAGATCGCCACGATCGGCCAGCATGAAGAGGGCAACCAGGAGCGCGATTATCAGGGCGCCCGTGCGCAGCGGTTTGCGCTTGCGGTGCCGCGATCTGTGCCGCGATCGAACTTGCCGTGTCAATGTTGCTCTCCCTTACTACCCGGTGGTGTCTGGCACCCGGACTGGGTGCGCACAAGGACGATGTTTCCAGCGCTGAGGCACCCTCAATACGCTTGCTGCATCAGGTCAACCGACCTCGCCCACCTATCGGAGCTCTTTCATGCCCTCGACCCGCGAGACGATCCTTGCAGCGCTGACGGCGCAGCTGGCCGCGCGCGCAGGCGCCGAGGTGCGGCGCAACGCGATGCTGCCGGAGCGGGTGCCGGCCGAAGGGCTGGTGATCCTGCGCGACGGCAATCCTGGCGAGCCGGATGTGACGCTGAGCCCGTGGCGGGCCTACTACCGCCACCGCGTGGAGATCGAGGCGTTCATGCCGCCGGGCGCGGCGGAGGCGGCGCTCGACGGGCTCTTGGCCCGCATCGGGGCCGCGCTGGCGCATGACGACAGCCTCGGTGGGCGGGTGGAGCTGATGACGCCCTCGGCGCCGGAGCTGCAGCCGGTGCCGGTGGAAGGCGGCGCGCCGTTTCTGGCGGCCGCGCTGGCGGTCACGCTGGAATACCAGGTCAGCGACCCGCTGAGCGGGTGAGCGCGCCGGACAGGCGCGGCCATCTCGAGACATCACATCTGCACATCACAGGGAGGATCAGCATGGGCAAGCAACGCGCCTATGGCGCCGATGCCACACTCAGGGCCGTGCGCGAGACGCAGTATGGCGGGGCCACCACGGGCCCGGTGCGGGCGCTCGACTTCAAGACGGCGGATCTGTCGGCGAGCATCCCGCTCGGCGACGACCCGCTGCTGGGGCGCGGGCGCAACGCGCAGGACCCGTATCGCGGGCTTGTCACCGATGAGGGCCAGCTGGAGATCCCGTTCGATCTGCAGGGCACCGGCTGGTGGATGACGGCGCTGTTCGGCGATCCGCAGACCACGTCGCAGGCAGCCGCGGGACGGATCACCTTCGCGGATAATCCTGTGCCGGGCGACACGCTCACGCTGAACGGCGTGGCCTGGACCTTTGTTGCCGGGGTTGCTTCGGGCGACGAGACCGAGATCGGCGCGACGCTGGCCGATACGCTCGCAGCGCTGGCCTCGGATCTCAACGCCGCCACTGATCCCGCCATCGCGGTCGCGAGCTACACGGTCGAGGATGACACGGCGCTGGTGATCACCCATGACGCCACTGGCCCCGACGGCAATGCCTTCACGCTGGACGCCTCGGCCGCACAGCGCGCCACCCCCACGCTCACCGGTGGCGGCTATCGCCATGTCTGGCGCAGCGGGGCCGACAGCATCCCGTCCTTCCTGATCGAGATCGGGCATCCCAAGCTCACCACCCCGGTCTTCTTTCGCCATGCGGGCGCGGTGCTGGAGGAGCTGTCGTTTCAGATGGGCCAGGAAGGACCGGCCAATGCCACCGTCTCGGTCGTGGCGCAGGGCGAGGAGACCGCGCATGCGACGCTGGACGCAAACCCCGCCGCCTTTGCGCTGCGCCGTTTCAGCCAGGGGCGCGGACGCATCGCGCGGGCAGGATCACCGCTGGCGGGGGTCACGGCCGGATCGCTGACCTTCTCCAACGGCATCGAGCGGGTGCGGTCGATCCGCGAGGATGGCCGCATCGATGGCGCCGATCCGACCCTTGCTACCTGCGAGGGATCGCTGACCGTGCGCTTCGATGGCGAGACGCTGATGGCTGAAGCCGCCAGCGGCGATCCGGTCGCGCTGGTCTACGGCTTTGCGATGGCCGAGGGCTATGCGCTCAGCTTCACCCTGCCGCGGGTCTACCTGCCCAAGCCGAAGTATTCGATCACCGGCCCCGCCGGGGTCGAGGCGAGTTTCGACTGGCGCGCCGCCGCCGATGCGACCGGCGTGATGCTCGAGGTCGCGCTTCTCAACGATATCCCAACCCATGGAGACCCTTGATGATCCGTCTCGACCTGTCCGCGTCGCCCGACTGGCTCGATCTCGGCCACGGTGTGCAGCTGCGCGTGGCCCCCATAACCACCTCACTGATGAACCGGGCCCGCGAGGAGCCGATCCTCGCGGAGCTGCCGGAAGAGGCCAGCGCGAACCGGCGCGGCATAGCCCTCGCAAAGGCGCTGGCGCGGGTGGCCGTGGATGACTGGGCCGGCGTGCATGACGCCGAAGACGCGCCGGCCGAACTCACCCCCGAAGGGCTCGACGCGCTGCTGGAGATCGTGCCGATCTTCGAGGCGTTCCAGCTGCGCTACGTGGCGCCGGGCCTGCATCTGGAGCAGGAAAAAAACGCCTCAGCGCCCTCGCCGAGTGGCACTTCGGCGGGGGCGCGCAATACTGCAACAACTGCCCGCACATCTGCCAAGCCTGCCCGGCGCGGCAAAACGCGCCGCTGACGCGCGAGGGCACACTGGCCTGGGATGTCGCGCAGGCGGCCACGGGACAGTTGCGGGTCGCCGAGGGCGCGGTGCTCGGCTGGGAGATGGGTGCGGTGCTGGCCATGGCCACGGCTGCCGGGCTCGATCCACGTGCGGCTGTCGAGCTGCTGCCGGTGATAGAGGTGGCGATGGCGCGCGCGGTCAACGCGCAGATCCGGGCGCAACGCCCGCAGTGAACACACACGTCGTCAAACTTGAACGAAATCGGGGGTCAGCAGGATGACCAGCGCGACCAAACAGGTCACGGTGCGGCTGGCGGCCGAGGGCGGCCGGCAGGTGCGCGCCGAGCTCAGGGGGATCGGCGCGGACGGCGCCACCGCGTTCCAGCGGCTGAGCTCGGAAATGGAAGCCGCCAATGCGCGCGCCGACCGGTTCTTTCGCCGGCTGCGGATCGCGGCCGCGGCAGGTGCTGCGGCCGTGGGTGCTGCGGCCACGGCGATGATCCGCAGCGGGCTGCAGGTCGTCGACAGCCAGGCCAAGCTGGCGCAGTCGCTGGGCACCACGGTCGCCTCGATCCAGACGCTGGAGCGCGCGGGCGAGCTGGCGGGCGTGTCGATGTCGGGGATCGAGCAGGCCACCAAGGATCTGACGCGCCGTCTCAGCCAGGCCGCGGCAGGCACCGGTCCCGCGGCGGACGCGCTGGACCGGCTGGGGCTGTCGGCCACCGAGCTGATCGCGCTGCCGCTCGATGCGCGTGTGGGGGCGATCAACGCCGCCATCGAGGAGTTCGTTCCCGCTGCCGAGCGGGCAGCGGTGGCGGGCCAGCTCTTCGGCGAGGAAGGCTCCATCGCCATGGGCCGGATCGACAGCGCCACGCTGCGCCAGGCGACGAAGGACGTGCGCGCCTTCGGGGTGGTGGTGTCTGCGCAGGATGCCGCACAGATCGAGCGGACCAACGATGCGATCTCGCGGCTGGGGCTGATCTGGCGCGGGCTGGCCAACCAGCTCGCGGTCGCGGCGGCCCCGGCGCTCGAGGCCGTGGCCGACGCGATGGAGGCACTCGCGGAACGCAGCGGCCCGGTGGGCCGGGCCATAGAGCTTGTTCTGGGCAATCTCGACCGGCTGGCGGCCACGCTCGCGGCCGTTGCGGGGCTGGTGGCCGGGCGCTTTGTCGCCGGGCTTGCGGTTGCAGCTGTCAGCGTGCGCGGGCTGGCCACGGCGCTGGCGCTGCTGCGCGGGGTGCTCATACGGCTGCCCTTCGTGGCGCTGGTGATCGGGGCACAGGAGCTGATCCTGCGCTTTGGCCGGTTGGTCGCGGCGGCGGGGAGCTTCTCCGACGCCCTCGATCTCATGCGCGGCGTGGCCAGGGATGTCTGGGACCGGATGGGCACTGGCGCTCGGGCGCTCGGGGCGACGGTGGCGGCAGTATGGGCGGGAATTCGCGCCAGCGTGGCCGACGGGGTGCAGGCCAGTCTCGATGCGGTCGCGCGCGGGGCCTCGCTGATCATCAACACCTGGCGCGGGGCGTTCGCGGCGATCCGCACAATCTGGTCCGATCTGCCGGTAGTGCTGGGCGAGGTCGTGACCGGTGCGGCCAATGCCATGGTACGCGGCGTGGAGCGAATGCTGAACGCGGTGATCGGGCGCGTGAACCGCTTCATCGCCGGCATCAACACGGTGCTTGGCGCATTGCCGGCATGGGCCGTGGGCGATGGCGGGCTGCGCATCGGGACGCTGGACGATGTCAGCCTCGCGGGATTCGAGAACCGGTTCGCGGGCGCGGCGCGCGATGCCGGCGGCCGGGCGGCCGAGGCGTTCACGCAGGCCTTCGAGAAGGACTACCGGATCCCGGATCTGGGGCTCGGGGCCTATGCCGCGGACGCCCGCGCCACGCAGGACGCCCTGCGCGGGGTGGCCGACGAACTGCGCGCCGCAGCAACCGGGCCGCTGGAGTCGGTCGAGGCGATCCGGGAGGTGCTGGCGCAGACCTCGGAGGCTGCCGAGGGGGCGGCGGAGTCGGTGGCCGGGATCGGGGACGCCTTCGATGGCGTCTCCGGTGCTGGCAAGGACGGTGCAGCAGGCGGCAGCAGTTCTGGCGGCGCGGCTGGTCGTGCTGCCGAGGCCGCGACGACTGCCGGCAACGCGATTGCGGCGGCGAGCGAGACGGCGGCGCGGGGCTGGAATGCGGTCGCAGACAGCCTGCAGGGCTATGCCGACAGTGCGATGGAGACCGGCCGGCAGATCGGCGAGGCGTTGGTCAGCGCGTTTCGCGGCGCCGAGGACGCGCTTCTGACGCTGGTCACGAAGGGCAAGGTGGATTTCCGCGATCTGGCGAACTCGATCCTGGAGGACATCACCCGCATCGCGCTGCGCTCGGCGGTGCTCGGCCCCCTCGCCAACTGGCTGGGCGGTGCGCTTGGCGGGATCGGGGGCGGTCTTGGAGGTAGCCTGGGCGGCAGCCTCACCGCGGCGGTGGCGCATTCCGGCGGCGTGATCGGCGTCTCGGCACTGCCGAAGCGGCAGGTGCCGGCCATGGCCTTCGCCGGGGCGGAGCGGTTCCATGGTGGCGGTTATCCCGGTCTTCGCCCCGACGAGGTTCCCGCGATCCTGCAGCGCGGCGAGCGGGTGCTGTCGCGCCGCGAGGTCGCCGAGGGGCAGCGCGGTGGTGACGGCGTCCGCGGCGATGGCGGTGTGACCGTCAACATGACGATCTCCACGCCCGATGCCGACAGCTTCCGCCGGTCGCAGGGCCAGATCACCGCCGAGATGAGCCGCGCCATCGCGCGGGCGCGGCGGAATCGGTAGGAGTTCCGATGACCGACTTTCACGATGTGCAGTTCCCCGCCACCATCGCCTACGGGGCCAGCGGCGGGCCGCGCTTCCTGACCGCGATCACCGCCACGCAGAGTGGCCGCGAGCAGCGCGTGGCACAATGGCAGCGATCTCGGGGCGAATGGAACGTCTCGACGGGCATCCGCTCCCGCGCCGATGTCGCCGCATTCCTCGCCTTCTTCTACGCCCGCCGCGGGCGCGCGCACGGGTTTCGGTTCAAGGACTGGACCGACTTTCGGGCGGCCGGGCAGCTGCTGGGGGTTGGCGACGGGGAGCAGACCGCGTTCCAGCTGGTCCGGGGGTACGACAGCGGTGGCGTGGTGCATGAACGGCGCATCACGCGACCGGTCAGCGGGACGGTCGTGGTGTATGTTGACGATATGCAGGTGAGCGCTGGCCTGTCCGTGGATCACGCCACCGGCCGGGTGACGTTCTCGACACCGCCGGATCCCGGCGTCGCGGTCACTGCAGATTTCGAGTTCGACGTGCCGGCGCGGTTCGACACGGATGCCGCCGATCTCACCGTGGAGACCTTCGAGATGCAGCAATGGGGCCGCATCACCGTGGTGGAGATCCGCGAATGAAGGCGGTGTCATCTGAGCTGGCCGCGCATCTCGAGGGCGATGTGCTCACACTGGCCACCTGCTGGCGGCTTGCCCGCAGTGACGGTGTGGTGTTTCGCGCGACCGATCACGATGGCGATCTGGCGGTCGAAGGTGAGATCTACCGCGCCCGGGCAGGGTATTCGCGCACCGCCGTGGCCTCCGAGGCCGGGCTGGCGGTCGGCAATGTCGATCTCGAGGGCGTGCTCGACGACGCCGGGCTCGACGCGGACGCGCTGCGTGCCGGTCTCTATGACGGCGCCGAAGTGCGGATCTTCGTGGTCAACTGGCAGGACCCGTCGCAAGGTATCCTCAGACTGCGCCGCGGCTGGCTGGGCGAGGTCATGCTGTCGAGCGAGGGGCAGTGGCGCACCGAGCTGAGGGGCATGTCCCAGGTGCTCGCACAGCGGCTGATCGAGCCCTACACGCCCGACTGCCGCGCCGATCTCGGTGATGCGCGCTGCGGCGTGGAGATCGGTGACCCGCAATGGACGCGACCGGGCCTCGTCACCGCACCGCTCGACGCGCTCTCGTTCACCGCCGTGATCGATGTGGAGGGCAAACCGAATGACTGGTTCACCGGCGGGGTCATAATTTTCACCTCGGGGCAGAACAGCGGCCGGGCCATCGAGGTGCGCGGTTCCGATCTGGCGACAGGCGATCTGGTGCTCTCCTTCCCGCCGCCCTTTCCGGTCGGAACGGGCGACGCGTTCGAGATCTATCCGGGCTGCGACAAACGGCTCTCCACCTGCATCGACCGCTTCAACAATGTGCTCAATTTCCGGGGCGATCCCTTCGTGCCGGGCACCGACAAGCTGACGGAGACGCCCAATGCACGGTGAATCAATGGATAGAGAGCCAGTGCACGATGCGCCAATGCGCGGTGACGATATCGTGACCGAAGCACGCCGCTGGATCGGGGCGCGCTGGAGGCATCAGGGCCGCGGGCCGGCCGGTGTGGACTGCATCGGGCTGCTGATCGTGGTCGCAGATGCGCTTGGCGTGCCGCATCACGATGTGACGGGCTATGACCGGCGCGCGACCGGCACCAGGCTGCTTGCGGAGTTTGCCCGCGCGCTGAATCCGGTCGCAATGCCCGATGCGCGCCCCGGCGACATCCTGGTCTTCGCCGAGACGAGCTACCCGTGCCATGCCGGCTTTCTCACCAAACGGCACGGCGTCCCGCATCTCCTGCACGCGCATGCGCTGCGGCGCTGCGTGCTCGAGGAGCCGCTGATCGAGCCATGGCTGTCGCGCCGGCGCGCGGCCTGGCGCATCCCAGAGGTGGTCTGATGGCGGTGCTGGCCATCGCCGGCGCCAGCGCGCTCGGCAGCACCGCGCTCGGGCTCGGCTGGCAGGCCGGCTGGCTGATCGGCTCGACCGTCGGCTCGCTCCTGTTCGGTCCCGACCAGCCGGATATCGAGGGCCCGCGGCTGCGCGATCTTTCCGTGACCTCCTCGGCCTGGGGCGCGCCGATTCCGCTGATCTACGGCACGATGCGCGCCTCCGGCAACGTGATCTGGGCGCCAGGGATCCGCGAGGAACGCCAAACCCGCAAGGGCGGCGGCAAGGGCGGCGGCGGTCAGCGCCAGACCACCTATGGCTACTACGCCTCCTTCGCGCTCGGCCTCGCCGAAGGCCCGGCCGGCGACCTCATCCGGATCTGGGCCGATGGCAAGCTCATCCATGATGCGCGCGGCACCAATCCGGACGTGTCGATCCCCGGTCTGGAGTTCCGGTTTCACGAGGGCAGCGAGGACCAGCTGCCCGATCCGCTGATCGAGGCCGCGGAAGGCCACGGCCGGACGCCGGCCTTTCGCGGGCTGGCCTATCTGGTGTTCGAGGATCTGCCGCTGGAAAACTTCGGCAACCGCATCCCCAACATCACCGCCGAGGTGACGTTTAACGCGCAGGACGCCTATCCGGCGCTCAAGAGCACCAACCTGCCGGGCGGCCCGCTCGACAGCGTGCTGACGAGCTACGGGGCCACCGACTTTCAGCGCCAGCGCCAGCTGATGCTGACCCCGGACGGTCTGCGGCTGTTCGATCTGCGCACGCTGGAGGAACTGGCGCAGGCACGGCCCGAGGATATGATTTCCGACGCGCTGGCCGAGGCGTTGAACCTCTACAAGGACAATTTCGGGTTCGATCACTGCTTCATCGGCGGCGACGGGTATGCCTACACTCAAGTCGGCATCAGCAACACCAAGCCGATCGTGAAGATCGATCTCGACGCGATGGCGATCGTGGACAGCTTCGGGCGCCGCAGCAGCAGCCTGAGCAACAACGCAGGCGGCTTCGTATCACTCACGACACTCGGCTGGATGCGCGCGCTCAGCCTGACCGGCCCTGTCGATGTCCTGATCGCCTCGGGGCGCTTCGGCGGCGGGCATGGCTGCGTGCGAGCCGACACCATGGAGTTCCTCGCCAATCTGCCGCGCATGGGGCCGGGGCCGACGAATGTCGAGAACATCGTTCAGGGGCGTGTGGGCGAGGGCCTCGGCGAGGCGTGGATCCTGCGCACGTCGAACACCGGCACGGCCAGCACCATTCCCATCGAACGGCTCCGCCTGCGCCCGGGCGCGCCTTTGCCCGTCGTCGAGAATGCCGGGCACTGGTCTCTCGCGCCGGCCGATATCCACCCCGAGGCGACAGGATTCACACACGAGCCGGCCGGCGCGGTCTACGATCCCGTGGATGACGCGCTGGTCTGGATCAGCGCGCTTGCGTTTCCGGACGCGCTCGGGGATCTCGCCGGGCGCTATGCGGTCAAATGGCGCCCGGATGACGGGGTGATCTGGGCGACGCGGCTGTCGCTGTTTGCGTTTTCCACGACACGCAAGGAGAACATGGCCATCGCGAAGTCCCGCACCGAGGGCCGGCGCATGGCCTGGCATCGCGAGCCGCAGGTCAGCCAGGTCGATCTGCGCACCGGCGCGGAGATCCTGTTCACCAAAGAGTTTGCCGCGGGCAGTATCTTCGGCGGCGGCGAGGCCGCGGGATATGATGCCCGCTCGGACACGCTCACGGGCTATGTGCAGACCGGCTCTGCGGTGACGCGGCTGTTTCTCAACCGCACCGCCGGCGAAGGGGTGACGCCGGGGGCAATCGTCGCGGATATCTGCGCCCGCGTCGGGCTGGGGCCGGCCGATATCGATGTGTCCGAGATCAACGCGCCGGTATTCCGGGGCTACGCCATCGGCCGGCAGGGCTCGGCGCGGTCAGGCATCGAGCCGGTAGCGCAGGCCTTCTCCTTCGATGCCGTCGAATCCGATGACCGGATCCGGTTTGTGCCAAGGGCGCGGGATGCCTGGGACGCGCCGCTTCTGTCGTCGGACGATCTCGTGCCAGCCCGAGACAGCGGTCGCGTCGTGCAGCTCCAGCGCGTGCAGGAGACCGATCTGCCCGAGCGCATCACTGTCACCTACCAGGAGGCGGGCCAAGGGACAGGCGGCGACTACAATCAGGGCGCGCAGTCCGCCACGCGGGTCTCGCAGCCCGTCGCCACCATGGGCTCGCGCGACAAGCGCGACATGGAACTGCCCATGGCACTGGAGGCCACCGAGGCCCGCCGCATCGCCGAACGCCTCATGGCCTCCGCCTGGATCGAGCGCGATGCCGTTGAGTTTGCCCTTCGGCCGGGGTTTCTGCGTCTTGACCCGACGGATCTGCTGCGCGTGGAGGCGCCGGGTGGGACCGAGGTGGCAGTCCGGCTCACGCAGATCGAGATCGGCGCAGACTGGGAGCTGCGCGCCAAGGGCGTGCGCCATATCGGATCGGCCTATCTATCCGACGCCATCGGCGCGACCGGCGCCGGGGCCAGGCCATCGGGCGTGCTGGGCGATGTGCCCTCACGGTGGGTCGTCCCGCAGGTGCCGCTGCTGCGCGATCGCCATGACACAGGCGGCGTCGCCTCGCGGCAGTATCTCTTTGCCGCCCCGCGCGTCGCCGGGCCCTGGACCGGCCTGTCGCTCTTTCGCTCGCGCGACGGGGCGGACTGGGACATCCCGGCGCGCATCAGCGATCCGGCGCTGATCGGCACACTGCGCGCAGCGCTTGGCCCACCGCGGTCGCCATGGACATGGGATGATGCCAATGTCGTTGATGCGCGCCTGCGCGATCCCGACGGCCAGCTCAGCTCGGTCTCGGACCTGCAGCTGCTCAACGGCCGTAACGCCGCGCTGGTGGTCGATGCGGGTGGCGGGGCCGAGCTGATCCAGTTCCGCGATGTCACACCGCTCGGCAATGATATCTACCGGCTCTCGACGCTGCTGCGCGGCCGGCGCGGCTCCGAGGCCCGGCTCGCGCATGCGCCCGGGGCGGTGATCGTGGTGCTCGAGGACGAAGGCGCGCTCTTCACCGAGCCGCTCGGGCTGGTCGGCCGGCCCTTGCGCTACCGCGGCGTCGGCCGGGGCGAGGCCTTCGACGAGGCGGACACGGTGACGCAAACCCTGCGCGGCACCGATCTCAAGCCCTACGCCCCGGCGCATGTGACGGGCGCGTGGACGGCGGCTGGCATCACCCTGTCCTGGCTGCGGCGCACCCGGATTGGCGGCGACTGGCGCGACGGCACCGGCACCGTGCCCCTCGCCGAGGCCGCGGAGGCCTATGAGGTGGATATCCTGAACGATGCCGGGGATGTCGTGCGGGTGCTGGAGACCCCCACGCCACAGGTTCTCTACACCGCAGCAGACGCGGAGGCCGATTTTGGCGCGATCCCGGACACGCTCACCGTCCGCGTCCATCAGATCAGCGCCGCAGTCGGGCGCGGTTTTCCCGCCACGGTTACAGTGCAGGAGACATGAATGAGCACGCCCAACCTCGCCATCTCCCATATACAGGCATCACAGGATCAGAAGGAGGTCACCGCGAACGCCGCCTTCGATGCGCTCGATCTCGCAATGACGGAATCGGGCCTTCTGGATGTCAGCGCCGGCGGCGTCATCACTGTGCCGTCCGCGCAGGCGCGCGGTCTCGTGCGGCTCGTGCTTACGGGCGCGCCCGGCGCCGGCGTCACGGTCGCCTTCCCGGCCGTGAAGCGCCTTGTCCTTCTGCGCAACGAGGCGGATGCCGTGGCCGTCATCACGCGTGCCGGTGGTGCCGGCGAGACGACGGTCGAGCCCGGCGATCAGCGCCTCCTCTACCTTTCGGGCGGTGGTGTTCAGCCCGCCGCGCGCGAGATCTACGATTTCGGGTTCGTGTCCATGGCGACACCCGGCCCGGGCGACGTCATCGGAAAGGTGGTGATGCCGCGCGATGTGCTTTTGCCGGCGGGCCTTAAAGGCGCGGTCGGGCATGTCGATGTGCCGCCCGACGCCGCGTGGTCGGTGGATGTCACGGTCGACGGGCTTTCCGTCGGCACGATCGGTGTGTCCACCGCCGGTGCCGTCACGTTCGCGACCGCGTCGCCGGATCCGGTGCAGATCGGCGCCGGATCGGTCGTACGGTTCATCGCGTCGACCGTCTCGTCTCCGGCCGAGACGTCGGTCGCGGGCACGGCCGTCACCTTGCGCGGCGCGGTGATCTGATGCCGCTCTTGTTCACCGCCCTGTTCCTGTCCGGCGACGAGATCGATGTGAACGTGCAACAGTTCCCCGGAGCCTGGATCGACGCCAATGACGCGGGCTCTCTCGCGCACTGGCGGGGACAGCCGGCCGGCAATGTCACCGATGGCGATCCTGTCGGGGTGGCCGAAAACCAAAGGGAGACCCTGGAATGACCATTCTTGCGGCAACGAGCGAGTTCGACGGCTTTACCGAGCTGCCGGCGCTGTCGGCGCTCATCAGATATACCGACCTGACGGAAAGCGGCCCCAACTCGCGCGTGGGCAACGCGGTTCTCTATCCGACGCGCGCGCGTCTCGGGTTCACGCCGACGAACGGCGTCTGGCTGCACGCGCGCGTTCTGTCGCGGCAGAGCGCTAGCGCGCATGACGGACCGTCCTGGATCCTCGGGCTCGAGGACAGCGACGGCAACGTGATCTGCGGTCTGTGGAATCCGAGTTCCGGCTCGCAGGCCGACGAGACGTTGTGGTTTCGCACCCATGCCGGTGTCGAGGAAGCTTTCCCGGTCTTCGGAGCGGCCAATATAGATATGTATGTGAAGATCGGCGATCCGGACGGGGTCTTTCTGGCCTATATCGACGGGATCCTGCAATTCGTGCACGAGGGTACTCTCAAGCCGGGGACCTCGGAGGTCGTGGCATCGGTGCGGAACGAGGGCTGTTCGGATCGGACCAACGACTTCTACAATGTGCCTTGGGCCGAGCTGATCGTCGCGGATGTGCCGACCCTCGGATTCAGGCTGCACACCCTGCCTCTGGTCTCCGACGGCACGCCCGCAGCGTTCGCGGGGTCGGTCGCCAGCATCTCGGGCACCGCGTTTTCGGACGTCGCGGATGCCATGGTCGCGAGCACGGTCGGGCAGGCGCATGTGTTCAATCTCGCCGACACACCCGCTTTGCCTGCCGACACCGCCATCTTCGGGGTGTCGTTTGTCGCGGCCGCGTTCAGGAGCGGGGCCTCTCCGGTTCAGCGTTTCGACGGTCGGGCCGGTGCGGATCTGCTGGGATCGCCCGTCGATATCGGTGACGCGCTCGGCGCTGTCCGGTTCTTCTGGGATGTGAACCCGGCAACCGGGGTCGCCTGGACGGCCTCGGAGATCGATGCGACGCAGTTCGGGCTCGAGGCGCTCGCGTGACCGACGATGCCGGGATCCGGAAATCCACGGCGTTCGTGGTGGCGGGTCTGGACACCGAAGGCAGATCCGCCGTGCGCAAGTCCACGGCCCATGTGGTGGCGGGGCTGGCAACGGAAGGCAAAACCGCCATTCGCCAGTCCGCGGCGTTCGTGGTCGCAGGTCTGGCAACAGCCACGACCTCCGCCATCCGGAAGGCGTCGGGCCATGCACTTGTTCGGGACATCTCGGACCTCTCGGGCGACATGTTCGGCTTCAAGGATCGGCCGGTCTACCGCGCCGGCACGGTCATGCCTTTTCTGGACTTCGGGGACGGGGCGGGGTTCAGCGTCACCATTCCGCGGGCGCAGGCCGGGACCTGGACGCTGATGATCTACCGACCGGACGACACGTTCACCGAGGACGTGATCCCGCTCTCGGCCGGGATCAATGCGCTCGGGCTGTCGGGGCATGCCAATCAGGTGATGCTGTTTCCCGGTGCGTTGGACAGCGCGACGCGCGACCACATCCACGCGGTGGCGCGCAACCGCGCCGCGATTTGAGCTGGGTTGCGGCCCGGATGCACGCGCATCTCCGTCCGTCGCCCGGTCCGCGGCGACCGGGACGGGGCTCGCGTCGCCAGCCGGAGTATTCCGGTACCATGCATCACCACAGGGAGGCGGGATGCCCGACCGCGACAGCATTTCCAATCAGATCATCCAGGCCCTGCGCGAGCACGGGTTGGCCGCGGCCATCGGCGTGTGGTTCAGCCTCATTGCCGGGCTCGCCGCGGCCGTGACGCGCAAGGCGTTCACCAACGAGGCGCTGCTGCACAAACTCGAGCAGGAGCTCGAGTCCGAGCGCCTGCGCATCGAGAAGCGCCGCGACGAGGACCGCCGCATCGATCACGACCGGCTCGAACGCATCGAGCGCGACATCCACGACATGCGCAACCTGATGTTCGCCGCCTTCCAGCGCAAGAACGACGACTGACAGCGCGCGCTCCGTGCACCGGAGCGCAACGCGACAGCTTCAAACCACCGACAGCACAAATCCCAACTCTGCTGCCCCTCCGGCGGCAGCAGATCCCGTATGTCCGCAAACCCCAAGGAGACCCCACATGGCCGATCCCATCCGCAGCTTTCGCCATTTCCGCGATGTGCCGGACCAGCTCTGGCGCTGGCCCGACTTCTCGCCCGCCGAGATCGCCTGTCGTGGCACCGGGCAGCTGAAGCTGCAACCTGAGGCGCTGGACACCCTGCAGGCGCTCCGCGACCGGCTGGGCAAGCCGCTGATCGTGCGCTCCGCCTATCGCTCGCCGGAACACAACAGGGCTGTCGGCGGGGCCAGGGCCTCCAAGCACATGGATGGCACCGCCTTCGATATCGCCATGGCGAACCACGATCCCACGGCCTTCGAGGTAGCAGCCCGCGAGGTCGGGTTCCGCGGCTTCGGATACTATCCGCGCTCAGGGTTCATGCATGTCGATCTGGGGCCGGCGCGGTCCTGGGGCGACGCGTTTCCGAAACGGGCGACGCCGTTTGCCGCCGAGACCCCGCCCGCGCGCGAGGTCCTGGCGCAAAGCCGGACGCTGAAGGGCACGGGTGCGGCGGGGGCGGCCACCGTCGGGGCTGCCGGTGTCGAGGTCGCGGAGGAGGTCATAGCCGAGGCGCAGGGCGCCGTCCTGCCGCTGGTGCCGTATCTCGACACGCTTCGCTGGGTGTTCATAGCGCTGGCGCTCGGCGGGATCGGGATCGCCGTCTGGGCGCGCGTCGATGACTGGCGCAAGGGGCGGCGGTGATGTGGGGCAGCCTGATGGCCGGAATCCTTGCCCGGCCATGGGCGCGGAAGGCGGCAGGTTTTGCCCTCGCCGGGCTCACCATCGCCCTCTTTCTTCTCAACCTTCGCCGGACGGGTGAGCGCGCGGGTCGCGCCGCGGAACGGCTCGACACACTGGAGCGCAGCCATGCCATTCACCGCCAGATGCTGGATGCAGCCGCAAACCGCCCTCGGGATCGCGACGCTCTTCTTGAGCGCCTGCGCCGGGGTCGGTTCTGACACCTCGCCCAGCGGCTGTCCGCCGGTGGTGGTGTACAGCCAGGCCGAGCAATCGCGACTGGCAAGCGAGATCGCCGCGCTGCCGGAAGACACTCTGATCATCGACTGGCTGGCGGATTATGCCGTTCTGCGCGACCAGGCGCGGGCCTGCACAGGCCGATGAGCTGGAACCGCCGTTCGGAATTGTGGCGCGGGCGCCCGGTTGCGGCTATTGTCGGGCGATGAACAGGGACGACGAAAAGCGCATCGCGGCGAAGCTGGCCAGGATCATGGCCATGCTCTGCGTGCGCAACACGCATCTTGAGACCATCCATGCCGGCATGTCTCCGATTACAAGAACTGGCGATTATTCGGACGTGTTTGTCGTGGATGCCGATGGCCGGCGTATTCTCTGGACGGACGTGTCACATATCAACGAGGATGAAATGCGCGACCTGATGCGCGATATCGTCAACCGCCTGTACACATTCCATCTCTGCGCTGACGATCCCAAGCTCCAGGCACAGATCGAGCGCTGGATGGGTGTCTCGTCGAAATGGGACGAGCCGGAAATCGATCCCAGGATGATCAGTCGCAGCGCTGAATAACGCTGCAATGCATCGACCGCGACCGCTGTGGTTTCGCCACCGAAGGCGCGGGCCTGTCATCACCCGCGGCAAGCCCACTGATATTCAACTGGACTATGCGCGCCCATCGCGCCTGTTGTCGTCCTGACCGACGCAAGGAACGCCCGCCATGAAACCCAAGCACCCCGACATCACCGTCGAACTCGCTGGCCATGACGGCAATGCCTTTTCCGTTCTCGGCCGCTGCCGCAAGGCGGCGCAGGAGGTCGGCCTGCCTGAGGCCCGCATTCCCCAAGTAAATCTATGATTTCGCTGTCCTGAACTCATTATTTCCTATATAAATCATAGTGTTGACGGCTGCGAGGGACGTGTTTTATGGATCACCCAGAGGGTGCGGGTTCGGATCGA